AATTCGATATTCGCGCCTTCTGCGAGATTACTTGCAATTCGCATCGCAGCACCATTTATCTCCTTATTCTCTATGGAAGATTGTAGACCCGTTAATTGCTGAGTCAATGATTCGCGTTCAACTTCACTAGATTTAAATAGCTGCTCATAGTTACCATCGGCCTCAGCTTTAGCTCTTTGTGCGTCCCTTGCTGCTCTTTCTTGTTCTTTTTTGTGTTTGTTGGCTTCTGTAATCTTGCCATTCAAACGGTCGTTCTCTTGCTGTAGTGTGGTTTGACTCTCGCCAAGTGCAGCAATCTGTGCCTGTAACTCGGCAACCGTTGGCTCACTACCACCACCAGCACCACCACCCTCACCACCATCATCTCCAGCCTCATCAAAATATCCACGGTTCAAACGTACAAACATCATCATCTCCTTTGAGTCACTGACTCTTTATGTGGCACTGCCACGTTACATATCCGCAAAAACAAACGGATTCATTCTCTCTAATTCTCTTAATGTGTAAACGCGCCCAGTAGGATCAACGAATTTGTCTATAGATAATTTGCCAGCGCGGAATAATTCAGATCTCTCAGCGCCTAGAGCCTCATCAACAAACTCTCTTGGCTGTGTTTTCAACCATGTTCCGTAGGATTTATTGGCAGATACAGGCTTTCCACCGCTCGCGCCTTTTGATGCTCTTTGCCCCGTTACCTTTGCGCCGAGATTGTATTTAGGATTAACCACTGGAATAGTTGTGCTGCGGCAGCCAAAATGAGCAGGAGGCATAGGGTCAATACCAATATTCGTATAAACCTTATTATCTCTACTCATGCAGATTAGTGTGGTGCGATTATCTAAGGTTGAAACCCACCGATACCCATCCAACACATCATCATTCTGTTCATATACTGCTTTACGTGCAACATTTGATGTGTGGTTGGTGATTGTGCGAACCAGAGTGTCTAGTTGCCGTCTATGCAGCGTGGTCATTAACTGACCAACCTTTCTGGAGATGTCTGGAGTGGTATCACCCATAACCACGCTATCAGTTATAACCTGTTTAACCTGTTCAGCCTTCTTTACCCCGTATTGAGCTAGAGCATCATCTATGGATATTGCACTCATACCAACAGGAGCTGCCATAGGAGCCTCTTCTACAGCAGCAATAAGTGCTGAATCAGGAGGTAGGATGAAATCAAAAGAGGTTGCCTTGCTGAATAAATCAACAGCAAACGCACCCTCTGAAGCACTCAAACTATGAGCGCCAGCTTTTATTTGTTGAGTTAGCGGAGTAAACGACTGATAGTAGAGCTGGTCTATATCGTCAAGAATGATTGATAATCGGTTGCGTTGGAACTCTGTTGGCTCCTGTGACAGTCGGGCGTTTATATCCCTGCGTAACCTGTTCAGAGTTTTGATAGCCTTCTTAGACTCGCCACCCGCATAACGCTGAAGAAATACGGCATGGCGAGTTGATGCGTCAATAAGAAATTGGTTTGTACTCATTTTTTACGCTTTCGTTTTCGCTTGTTACGGGCATTCTTGATCTGCGATTGATTAACCTACCGACTGTTTTCAGCTATTAACTGCCTAAACCTCAAGAATATCAAATCAATATCAATTCCTAGTTGTGGATGAACAGCCATTAAAAGCCTGTAATGTCTTCAGCTTCACCCTCAATGTCTTCATCTGTACGCCCTGCCTCAATCAATCCACCCTTACGCAGATTAGTACGCAGATCAGTATCAGCGATTACTCCACGATCTACTAATTGAATCTGAGCCATGATCGACTGCGGATCTATAGTAGCATCGTAGAATTCACGGTTAATTTTGTATGTCACTTCTTCAGATGACCCCATGAACTCACCAGCCCATCCCATACACTGAATCAATGCAGATTCTGAATTGCCAACAACTAACCCCAGCAAAGAATTCTGACCACTGTAACGAATACGTGCAGCCTCTGCCGTCTCTACGCCTTTGTTATCCATGATAAGACGTGCGCCAAGCATTACCATCTGCGCTTCTTTCATCTCCATTCCGCGCTCTGGCATCTGGTTTGGATTAGCCTGAATTAAACCTGCATTACCTCCTTCTGGAAGCAGCAACATTTGCCGACTACCAATAACAACACCACCCTTCAGAACTCCATCAACCCAAGACTGGGACAGTCCGGTTACGAACGGGGTTGGCTGACCAACCATAAAACTTGAATCCTCATAGTCAGCAGAGTTTCGATAGTGCGCCACATTAACCTCTGCAATATCTATCAATGGTGCTTTATCTACAGATTCGTCATTGTTCTGAGCGCCGACAAAGGCAAACGGTATTGTGTCCCACCGACCGCCATCGGACTTCCTTGGCTCAATCTCTTCAGTTATAGCCTCACCATCTTTATTGTAGGTTTGTACGGTGTAATAGCCGTCTGTCAGGCGTAAAACACGGTATTGGTCCTCTACTTGCGACATAAAGCCATCGGCTGCAATCACCTCATTCTGCTCAAGCAGCACCACCAAAGATAATTTCTTTACACCGCCGATCATTTCAGTACGCCAATTAATAACGCTCTTCGCCTGATATGCGAGGATATTAGCTCGCAGATTCAAAGCGACTTCATCAGCTCTAGTTACAGCACCAGCAGCCGTTGGATAGTCAACCAGCAAACCATATCGCCCTGCTTCTAACGTCTCTCCAATAACGTCACGCGTTAGCTGATCAAGTGTAAGGCCGCTGCCATTAGCATTCTCAAAAAGGTATTCAATGGCTTGTGGTAGGTCACCATCTGTATCTTTGCGGAAAACCAACCCTAATAAACCTGTTTTGGTGTGACCAGTGAAGTTCACAAAGTTTGCCCGCTCTTTGTATGTATTATAGCGGTCAGTATTCTCTGCACTTGTGTCGTTAGGGTTAGGCTTGGGGAGGTATGTCGTCCCTTTACTCTTAACCTCTTTCGCACCCTCAATACAATCGCTGACCAATGTCCAGCCATCTAAATTCTTTCTATATTCTGCATTAGGGTCATTTACTGGCATTTTCTTATCTCGCAAAGGTCAATTTAAGTTTGGCGGCTGGCTTATCAATCGGCATTTCAAAAGCTATAGGATATGTTGCAGCATCAGGCAAATGGTCAAGGTTTGACTTCTTATCAGGCTCCCCATTGCCATCATAGGCCAACTGTTCTAAGCACTTTGCCGATTCTGGACAATTCCTTTGATTAATCATAACACGTTTATTCTGAAATGCTTTATTGGAAGCTAAAACACGATCTTTTACAAATGGATTGGATTTATTCGCATAGACTGCAAACCCTGCCATTTCTAATAGTGCTATATCTGAGGTTGAAGCGTCAACGCTCTTTCTATTCTTGCCAGAAGCATCAGGATAGACCCGAATAGAGTGCAGGGGCCACTTCTGTTTAATCGTCTGAATCATTGCAGGAGTATCAAATATCCCCGACAGCTCATTAACCATGTGCCATGTATCACCGCGTAGAACATAGATACAGGCTGACATATTCCCTACATTGAAATCCATCCCTATTCTCAGCAAATCACCATCAACAACCTCTTCACTGCTGTCGTTATCTACTCGATTGTACGCATAGTAAACGGTTCCACTTGTTAAGTTGACGAATTGTCCGTTTAGATATGCGTCAATAAGTTCTTGTGGGTAGGTTTCAATCAATGAATCAATGTAATCAGGCGGTAGATTCTCTTCGTTATCATACGTTGATGCTTGCACCATCCCATAGCTCTGCCCCCCCTGCTCCTTAAATCGCTCATAGACGAACTTAAAACCCTCGGGGGTAGTGGTTACATCGATTGAATTATTAGCCTCCAGATACCGCATTCTGGCAATGATCTTATTCCACGCGGCATTAGACTTCTCTTTAGTCATCACATCAAGCTCATCAACTAGAGCGCGTCCAATCTTAAACCCAATGATTGTCTCTGGTCGCTCCATTGATCTACAGATTGTAGTACCTCTGTATCTGCGGCCTTCGTAGAAGTGGACTTCCTTATCTCCGGACCTAACCTCAACACGTAAACCCATCCAGTGCGCCACTTCATCTATTGTAGGGTAGAAGATATCTCTAATCTGTGGGTAGGTGGGGGCAAAGTACCCCTGATTGATCTTTGGATATTCCCAATAATCCATACATTGAGCTATGCAACCGACTGCTGTTTTCCCTGATCCAAATCCTCCCACAAAAGCTCTAAACTTTGTATCTAAAGCTAAAAACTTTCCTTGTGGGACGTTAACGGGTACGGGCATCAACTACCTCAATCTGGACCTTCTGAGGTGTTATATCTTCATCCTCGGAAATATCGTTCTCTCTCCATCCTGCTTGCGTCTTTAGATAGAAGATCATAGCTGTTGTATTACCGGCCTGAGCCTGTTGTATAAGTGCTTGAGCAACTAAACCAATGGCCTTTGTTCTACCCCTTTTATACGCGGCAGATACATCATCATCACGGGTCATAATAGCTCGTAGCGTTCTGTCAGGAATACCAATATAATCAGCTATTTGTGTCTGATTCAACACTGCTGCGAGCTTTTCAATCTCTTTGATCTGCTCTTTAGTTAATGTCTTGCGAGGTCTACCCATGAGTAGCCTCTTTATATTCTACCGTTTGAATGTTGTTGTACAGTACACTTGTTTGTTCATGTACCGCCTGTTTTCCTGTGAACTCTTGCCATCGTTTTATGATAACGTCATTGTATTTGGGGTCTAGTTCCATGAGGTAGGCGTTGCGGTTGGTTTTCTCGCAAGCAATAAGGGTGGACCCTGAGCCGCCGAATAGATCCACAACTACTTTTGCCCCCGCCACTGAATAATAATCAAAGAACCATTCAACAAGTTTTGTTGGCTTCTGCGTTGGATGAACTTTCCCTTTGCTTTCCGGGTCGCCTCCAAATAGAGTATTATTAAATCTAGCCAGCATCCTCTTATGTTTTGCTTTAGACCAGCATAACTCAAACCCCGACCCTATCATTTTATCAAACTTTTCATCCACTCTTTTATCCCACACTACCCAAGACCCGCTGTTCTTCTGCGGTATATGCTCTGAGTAATAGTCAGCGCCCCATAGGAATATCTCTTTGCAATATTCAAAATAACAAAGTGTCGTGGTTATAGTTGCAGGGTCAAAATCATCACCGTCACCTAGAATTTTATCATATGACTTGTTGCCCGACAATTTAGTGCTTGGCATTTTAGAATAATCAGTGTCAAGTTTCATCCCATAAGGCGGGTCAGTAAACACCATATCGGCCTTCTGTCCATCCATCAACCTATCAACCGCATCAATACTGGTCGAATCCCCACACATCAGGCGATGGTTGCCAAGAATCCAAACATCACCATCTTTACTGACCGGCTCCTCCGGTACTTCTGGAACGCTATCCTCATCTGTTAGGCCTTCAGTTTCCTCTGGCGCAATATCATCAATAGAGAACCCAGTCAGATCAAGGTCAAAATCCATGCCCTGCAACTCTTCCAGCTCCAAAGATACTAAGTCCATATCCCATTCAGTGCCACCAACCTCCCCAAGGCGGTTATCTGCGAGAATATATGCTTTCTTTTGTGCTTCTGATAAGTGGTCCAGTCGAACAACCGGAACTGTACCCATATTGAGTTTCTTTGCAGCCAGCAATCTACCGTGGCCCGCAATAATTTGATTACCTTCATCGGCAAGTATCGGAGCATTAAAGCCGAACTCTTTTATCGATGCAGCAATCTTCACGACCTGCTCTTCAGGATGTGTTTTAGCGTTATTAATATACGGTAACAGATCACCGACTGCTACATTTTCAACTTGGCTACCAGCCATAAATAAACCCCGTTACTAACTGAGTGAAGCAATCATAACACACATCACAATCCATCTGTCCACCTATCAAAGCTATCCATACTCTTGAGTATTTTAAGCTGCTCCATGTAATAAGCCTTAATTTCTTTCAGGTCATCAATAGTCCACTTTACCGGCTCATGATATCCCTCAAGCCAGTTTAGATTATCCTCTCCGATCTTAACCTTAAGATTAGCTCTGTAATTAACGATATCCCCCGATTTGTGGTTATTACATGGTGCGCATTGCTTATTGTTATTAAACGGGTGAAATCTAAGCTCTGGATGAGCGCCCACCGTCCTAAAATGCCCTGCGTGGTATTGACCGTCATGATGTCTGCCGCAAGAGATACACGGCTCCATCTTATCCCGTTCCCTCACAAACTGATTAAATGCGGTTTGGGCAACCTTCAACCAGTGACTTCTATCAGAATCCAGCAGCTTCCTCTTTCGCTCTCTAGTCTCTTTTTGTCGCTGCTGCTGTACCTTCTTTTTCCCGACCTTTAAGGCGCACTGAAGACTACATGCAGTTTGAAGCGGCTGTGTGGGCTGAAACCCCTTCTTACAAACCTTGCATTTTTTCAGTTTCATCTTCCAAATCCATTAAATATATCCTCAAACGGATTATTTACTGGTCTACTCTTTTTCAATAGATCATCAATTGCTTTTTTCTTGGCCTCACTTTTATCAAATCCCTCTTTATAGCCAGCATCAAAGCAAACCTCTATCAGCTTCCTGATTCCATTGCCTGTTAAATTTACCCCTTTAGTTTCCCAATGTGGGTTTTTGGTAAAAAGATGCCTTATTAGTTGCTCTTTAGTCACAATTATTCTCCATTACATCGTAAAGCAGGAAGCGCAACCCCCACCTCAGCCGCTAATCTGTAGGTCGTTTCGATATAAGCCCCGTACAGCTCCTTATCTGCTTTCTCGCTACTAGGTATTACCTCAACCTCTACAGAGCCGACACAGAGCTGTTCAGACCCTGTGACGGCCTTTTTTACGATAGTCTTCATCTCTCCAAGCGTGTAGCCGACCTCTTCGCCAAAAACTGACAGCAGAAAGTGCCAGAAATTACGCTGCTCGTCTGTCTTGGCTTTCTTGTGCTTTTTAATAATCACCTCCATTCGATCTTCGCCCTTGATATCCATAATGGCATCAATGCAGTTGCGCTTTACCTGCTTGCTGTTGAGAATGAATCTGTTCATTGCGGCTAATCACCATCTTTGACGAATATACCGCTCTCGGTCAGCCGCCCTTTTCGGTCCTTGATCTTCTCATAGGCCGATTTCAGGCAGTCATCCAAGTGCAATCCTTTGAGCTTTGCAGTGATAATCAGCGTGACCACCAAATCCCCTAGCTCTAGTTGAAGCTCGTCTATCGGTTTATCCTTTGCCAAACATGCCGCAACCTCCCCCATCTCTTCAGTGACTTTTAGCCACTGCTGCTCTGGTTTTGCATGAGCTAATATTTGTCTGTCTTCAGCCCATGAGATAACGTGATCTGTTGTAGTTATAATTTTCATTTATATATTCTCCATATAGATTCTTCTTACTTCTTTTCGTAGTTGCGGATCATTATTTCTTTCCCACTTAACTAAATACTGCTGTGCTTCATGCTGTGGCATAGCTAATACTTTATGGGCATGAAGTGATAGCGCCCACCTATCCTCTCGCTCTTGTCGTACTTCTTTAGTTTCATTCTTGCGCCAGATATTAGGCATACCGACTCCGGTACTTCAAAATACCTTGGCAGGTGTTGTAGTTGATCTCGAACTTCCTAGCCACTTCAGCGCATGAAATACCGTGCTTCTCGTGAAGTTCACGCATCATCTCAACCTCATGATTTGTCAATTTCGCGTGCTGATGGCTTTCACCGATCCGATACCCCTTTAGATTGCGCATCATAGGAAGTACCTCGCTACTTTTACGGTGGCACCAAAACGATTATTGACCTCAACCATCTCTCTCCTGATCTCATACCCTGAATCTTTGAGATCTAAAATTCTTGCTGCTAAGCGCATCACACCAAAGGTCTGTAGTGCGTCCCTAGCTGTTAGCCTCTTCCCTGTCTGTAGATACCTCAGCACCCATTCATTTTGGTTCATTCTTCAATCCTCCCTATTCCAGCAACCATTGATTTTAGTCGTTTGATATTTTCCTTAGCCTTCTCATCACTGACAACCTTGACTGGTGCTGGCAGTGCGTCCAATTTATGCGCTCCTATTCGCTTTTCCGGTTTACACATAGCAACAAATTCTGGAAGGGACGGGCAAAATGTAGAACCTGAATCTCTTAACTTCTCCAAACCTCGCAAAATATCATTATCTGATTGCTGTTGTAGATCAGAGGCCCATTCTTCAGCCATAAGCATCATCATCTCTTCATCTTCTTTGAGTGATGCAAAAGTGTTCGGGAATCGTAGCTGTAAGCGCACCAGCAGACGTGATGCACGCTTGATATCTCGCTCGGTAATCATCGCGCCATCTCCTTTAGTTTAGCAAGGCCAGCGGGTAGATTTGATCGCTGCGTAGGTTTGCTCTCACGTTTATTCCAACTAGCGAGAGTCATCTTCCAGTTTTTCATTTTATTCTTCCCGACCATCCAACCATTACCTTCATAATGACAATAAAACGCTTCACAATCAACGCTGTAGCCGTTTTCCACTGCAACAGATTTGATCTCATTTAGGGTTGGTGGGATGAATCGTTTTTGAGGTATGGTGGTTTTTTTCTCGGGCTGTGGAATAGGCTCTAACTGATTCCAGCCCTGCGAGGTCATGCGGAACAAAGAGCCGTCATTACAGAGGGCTATCAATGCGCCCTTGCCTGTTGTGGTTATCTGGATTGGTTTACGCATTAAGATCACCTCTATCAATTAAAAATATGATCTCTTTTTTTGTGTATGCGTTGATAGTTGAATCAGCGGGGATACCATAGTTATCCACTCTATCAACAAGATTACCATCAGAATCAACTTTTCCAGCGAACCAGCACCGATACGACCTATCGTACCAATACTCGCAGTCGCCTCGTTTGTGAATCTTCATAATATTACCCCCTAAGTAACGCCCTATAAAAGATGCTGGCAGAGAGAATAGGGAGTCTCCTTTTCGGTTGCAGCCTAGCCAGACTTCATTGACCATCATACACAACAATCTCACGATTGCAAGCTATTTACTGGAAAATTGTTGAGTGAGTGGTACAATAACCCGAAACAACAGAGGGCAATCGATGAAGTCAATTAGAAAAACAGTAGAAGTTAAGCCAGATCTATGGGATTACCTGAGATCCAGAGCAAAGCGCAATGGGCGCACAGTCTATGGTGAGATAGGCGTAATTCTGGAAGCACTAAAAAAGAGGGACAAAAATGGCTGCAATGCAAATCATGGACGTTGACTCAGACAGCATAGAGCAGTAGTATAGAAAAACCCTAGCAGCGGTTGGTACGCATACTAGGGTTATAATCGGGTGTAGCCCCACCTGATAGAGATAATTATCATAAATATGATAACTTTTGTCAACAACTCTATTGACCTTCTCTATCAAAAGTCTGCACTCGCCGTCAGAGGACGGTAATTGTTGCGGGCTAATCTATCCCATACCTCACAATAGTAGATTCGGCTCCAACCACTGAGCCGTTAGACCGACTAATGGAGTCCTAAGTTTTTAAATATGGATGCCAACCCAATTTATTGGGGATCAATAGAAATATTGTGAGGGACTATAGGAACATGACTACACCTATAGAGTGCAGCCTCGTGAAACAGGATAAGCACAGAGGAACTTAGTACCAGTAATTGCTTGGTCAGCATCTATGCCAGCCCGTTGGTTGTCCATAGAGGGAAGAGAGGGTATCTATGCCTGAAATATAAGAATCTACAGCAAGTAAAACAATTCAATATCCACTCAACAAATATGTTGACATTAAGAAATAGGTGTATATAATAGTGGTTATGGGTTAGGCAATAACCCTATCTAAACAACAAGGAGAGGATCATGAAAGCAGTACACACATTACATACACGCGCCATTGAAGCAGGTATTGACGCAGCAATTATCAGTCACCCAAAAAACGGAAGCCGTAAACATAGCTCTTTGGGGTCTACTTACTCCACTAGCAAGGTTATCGCGCTAAACGGTATCCGTATGGGTATCGGTCAAGCTCGCCAGTATATCGAGGCCAGAGAATCATGAGAGCAGTAATCACGGGTACCCTCAAAAATTCAGGCCGAGTCTGCGCAGTTCTTGGCGGAAGTTATGACAGTAAAGAGCAGGCTCTACGCTGGCTCGATCATTATAAGGCGCTTCACAGTGATCTTGATTACTCAATCGAGTTTATTGGTTAAATCTATAAAGCCCCTACGGGGGCAGGAGAGAAATAATGACATTAACAGAAATATTCTACGAGACAGTATCAACTATCGGCATCGTTGCGGTGTTCGTGCTGATAATGCTGGCATATTAGATGACTACCGAAATGAAATCGCTTATGGAGATACATAAGCTGGCGGTTGATAGCCGTGATATTGATGGGTTCAGCGTAGAGGCCACTTTGAAACTTCGGGATATATTGACCGAGATTCAGGGTGAGGTTGAATACCATTTTGATGTGGACCAATGGGAGAAAAATAATGAGTCCAAGTGATAAGGGTGCCGAGATGTCGGCAGTGGCTGAAGAAGCATACAACCTGCACATGCTGGATGAGGCGCGCAATATCCTAAGTGGTGACTCAATGATGTTAGCTACTGCTGAGCATCTACGCTGTTTGGTAGCCATTATTGATCAAGCTGCCCCATACCTTGACCGACCAACTAATGAGGAAACTTTCTAATGGAGACAAGCGAATCAATTAATGACCTTGCCGCTGCGCTATCTAAAGCGCAATCGCAGATGACAGGCGCGAAGAAATCAGCCAACAACCCATTCTTCAAGAGTAAATACTCTGATCTTGCGGAAGTTATGGAGGCTATCAGCGAACCTTTTGCAGATAATGATCTGTGCTTTGTTCAGGGAGCAGAGGTTAAAGATAATTTGATCTCAGTCAAAACTCGAATTATCCACGCTTCTGGTCAATGGATAGAGTCAGATACTGTATTGCCGCCGACCAAGAACGATGCGCAAGGATACGGCTCAGCTATCACCTACGCGAAAAGATACGGACTACAGGCGCTCGCTGGCGTTCCTAGCGTTGACGATGATGGTAATGCTGCGGTTGCACACAAAACTAAAAAGACCCCTTATAAGCCGACACAGAGCGATAGAGAGCAGGTGAAGATTATCCAGACTCATTACAGTAATGGTGATATTGACGGCCTCCATGATGAGTTAAAAGGGCTGGACGGAGATCGCAAAGGGTGGGTATGGGGCCAGCTTGACACGGAAATTCATAATTGGATTAAAACAGCTTTGGGAGCCTCAAAATGATCCACAACCTGAGCGTACATGAAGCCGTTTCGATCAAAGTTGAAGACAAATGGATTCCCAATGACCGAGGCGGGTTTATGTCGAAAAGTATCATCATCTCTGACTGTCGGGATGCTAAAACAGTCATAACCGTTTACTCAAAAAACAACCTAAGAATACCTGTGGAGAAAGGATGATGATTATTACAATTGATATTGAAACTGACTATACACACGATCCCTCTATCGTTGAGAAGGTCATACAAAATATATCACCACCAGCCAATATAAAGAAACAGGAAACCATTATAAAGTGGTGGTCTGAGAAAGGTAATGATTTGAAGGTAGAAGCGCAGCGCAAAACAGCATTAAACGCACTGTACGG